GGCATTGAAGGCGTTCGACGATGTTGCGGTCGTGTACGTGACGGTCTGGTCTGCTATGGCCGGTTCATGCGCGACCGGGATCGAGTTCCCCGGCGCCTGGATAGGCACGTCCTTAAATTCAGTTATGTAAGCGGTTGCCATGGATATTCTCCTATTCCGTGAACTTTACGATGCGGGGCATCGGGGCTTCGGCCTGCATGTTCCTGCCCATCATGTCTTCATCGGTAATTTCTGAGGCAGGTTCTTCTGAGGCATCATTGATGCTGTCTTTCATGGTGGCGAGCTCGGCCATTGCGAAGGCCAGTTCGTTGGCCAGTTCGTTGCGCTGCTGGATCAGTTCCCTGATGATGGCCTCTTTGCTCGCTCTCATGGTTGCCCCCTATGTCTCCAGTGCCAGGATGATCATTATCATTGCCTCATCGTCATCAAGTATTGCCTTGGCCATTTCGCGCTCGAGGCCGACCCGCCGTCCGTGTTCCACCAGCGCCCTGATATCAAGGGTGGTGGGGACACGCCGCGCTGGATGCTACGGCCCTGTAACGGTTCAGGCTCTGATGCGCGTGACTTTGGTTTTTCCTTCTTTGATGTGACTGGCTCTGCGGGATCGCGCTTCGCCGGGGCTTCTTCTTCCCGCTTCCTGCGCGAAGGCGTCTCATAGTCCACATACCCAGGTAGCCCACCCTTTGTAGGCTCTTCGACTACCAGGTCGCCGGCTGGCGGGAAATACCGCGGCGCAAAGAACGAGGTTGCAAAGAACCGTGGCGCAAACATTAAGCTGTGTCGTGTGTTACGGCAGTGCGGTTGCCGTTGGCATCAACGGTTGCCGTTATGCGGTCCTTGGTGTCGCCCAGGTCACGTATTGTGACATTGGTCGTGTCTGCCCCTGCCAGCTTTCCTGCCGCAGATGAAGCAACAAGCCGCAGCATTTCCTCGGCGGTGAAGCCCGGCTCAATAACGTGTTCCCATACTGTCGTATCTGCCAGGCCGTCTGTGTTGACCAGCGTTGCTGTAGAGTTATCCGTGAGCGTGCCGACACCCCTGACGTAGAACGTCCCGGCAGTAACCGTGGCATCCAGGGTTATGGCCCCAGGCATAATGTCCAGGCTGACATTCTGCTCGGCGGTGAGGTTGGTCACGAGCAGGCCGCCGGAGTAGTTGCGAAATGACATATCATTGCCTGACCCGCCCATGTTCAGGGTTGGTGTCCCTGCGCCGGGGACGCCACTGGAGCAGTTAATAAAGTCCGCCGTTGCCGCCCCGCCAAGAGTGACGGTGTTCAGCAACCACGAATTGTGGACAAGGCCGGATATGACAGTGAGCGTGTCCAATAGGCAGCTACCTACAGTCGATGCACCGTCGAGAACTCCGGTTATGGTTGCATCTATCAAGTGGACATTGTCCAGCACGGCCCCCGTGTTGAGGGTAAACGTGGACGTGTTCTTGTTCTCTCCAATGATCGTAAAGTCAGTCAGGTCGCTCGGCGTGTCAAAGGTCACATCGCCAAGGATGAACAGTTTGAAGAACCCGTTGGTTGATGCAATGCTTAAAGCGTCAGCAACATTATCGCATGGCTGGCGCCCTGTGCCGGCGGGGAATTCTGTCCCTGCCGCTGCATTTCCCGTCTTGTTGGCTATGTCAATGGTCACACCGCCATTGAAGGATGCAAACTGGATGTCCTGCAATTCCTGCAAAGTGGCAGACGATGAGCTGGTCCTTACAACCTGGTTTCCGAAGGACGTATAGACAGGGCTGATGGTCGCCCCAACGGAATCAATCGCGGTGGCATTGCCGCCGTCCATTTCAACCTGGATTATGTTCCAGATTTTATAGGCATCCCCTATGCCCCAATCATTGCCTGATCCTTCAATAAGGGTCTTGTGAGTTATGTTGTTTTCGTCATCCACGGTCAGAACCGTTGACACGGACTGGTCTGTAAAGTTGATAATCCATGCGCCCCTGAGAACGCCATCTGCCTCGAAGGTCGCGGTGCCATCGGTCAGGACAGTTCCGGTAGCATCCGCGCCCGTGGCGGTGCCGGAAGATACAGGAGTTGTCCTTTCCTCGAACTCCACCTGGCCGTTCTGGAGTTGGGTGGTAATGCCAACCGTGACACCACCACCCAGATCATCCTTGCCGGAAGCCAGTATGGTCCTTGGGTATGACATATTGGGCGGCTCGTCCTCCCAACCCCGAAGCTGGTCGAGCAACTCCTGCATGCTGATTGACACACCATCGGTAATTGGGACGGTGAACAGCCGGGGGCTTAGTTCCGGTACGACTTTCAAGACCATCGGCTGTTCCTCGTTAACCCTATCAGGATGTGACGGTATCTTCTGTACGAATAACCGAAACGGTCATGCCGCCCTCAAGAATATCCGATGTCGTGACGAACGGCACAATTTCCGTTGCGGCCAGGTTGTTTCTCACTCGAATGACAACGGGGCGGGCTGTGGTGAACAGCAAGGTATCCGTCACCTCGCCCGGCGTTACATCGTCACCAGTATCCTCAATTGCATCGAGATACGGCACATAGGCCGTGTCCTGCGCGGCGACAGCGACCACCAGGGAGTTCATCTCGAAGTTGTCCAGGTTGGTCCACGTTATAACTGTGCCGGATGAATTTCTCATTTGCGTGGTGACGGCATTATTATCATCCGTCACCGTTACGAGATAGCCAATCGCAGCGGTTGACGTATTACGGATAATGTCGCCTCTGGCCGAACTGGCAAAAGCACCAGCAGATTGGAGAAGGGTGTCATCTGTGGCACCGGCTTGTTGACCCGTGACTTCGGTCTTCAGGGTAAATGTCGATGTGTCCCAACTCGCATACGGATAACGATGTTCTTTTGAATTCTCAGCAAAGGAGTCATCCACCACGTTGATTGTCCCGATAGACGGGGTATCGACCGGAATTGCGCCCGTTACAACAACGGTGCTGCCAGAGACAACCTCACCGCCAGGCATGGCAAACTGATCCTTCTTCGGCAACCCGGTTGAGCCATCTTCAAGATAGACAGTGACCACATCTTCAACGCGGGTGTTGCCCACTGTGACTGTGACAGAGGGAGTGCCCTGCTGGGCTGCCGGAGTGTCATCCGTTAACCGAAGGTCATCGACAGATGCGGTGCCCTGTATCCAGACGCCCTGCGCTCCGAAGAGCAGCGTACCAGCCAGTGTCCCGTATGGCGCCGGCTTGGTCGCCGTGTACCCGGACTTGGCCTTGATATACTCCTCACCCGCAACTTGCGTAATTGTTGCTGCATCGGAAGTGAAGATGATCTTCTCAGTAGCGTTCTGGCCGGCGCGGACATAATACTGGAGGTATTGGTAAATGTCCTTCAGGGCCCGCGCTGCATTGTAGATGAAGCCGCCCTCGATCAGGACCGAATAGGGGAACGCAGACTGTTGAGTGAAGTTGTAAGAGAGAAGGTTATCGTCCGTCATCACGCTGTCGCAATCTGCCGTAGCTGTACTGGACAACCCAACGAAAGCATCAGCCGCATCCGGTTCCGTTGTGCCTACATTGGCAAGTTGCATAACTGTAAATTCAGTATCCCAACCAGCAAAGATACAACGGTCAGCGCCCGCGTTGTAGGTAAGAACCTCACCTACTTCAAAGGTGCCAGAAGTAACCGCTACGGTCACAGTGCCGTTCAGATGGGCAACGGTGACATCGGTGAAGTCACTGACAATGACGTTGTTTGAGAAGCCGGAGGCTGTGTCTGTTGCTTCGGCAACAACGTCCAACAGGCTTGTCCCCGCCCCTGAAGCTACCCAATTGTCGTTCTCAAGGGGCGCGATATAGAGGGCGTTATGGACAGCGGCAGTTCCGAAAAGCACGCCATCAATGGTGGTCTTGGCACCGCCACCAACAGCAACCGGCCCGGTATCCATAACCAAAGCACCAGTGGCGGCTGTCAGATTGGTAAACCCGCGAAGAATACGGATAGCCCCACTAAGGGAACCCTCAATGGGCTTGCCAACGTCGCCAACTACCGGGTCAACAGCAGAAGCATCAAAGGTAATGCACGTTCCGCCAGGGGTTCCGTTGGCTGCGCCCTCCTGGGTCGTGCCGACAAATATCGCGTCACCGTCAGTAATAGTTCCGTCGAGCGCCCGGATGCCGAGGATGGTTTCATCAGCGTCCAGTTCATTAAATGAAACCACTTCCGCGTACCAGGTCGCAGGGGTTGCGCTGGCGGCGTTTGAAGTGTTCTGGATAATATCACCGACAGAGAACTGGCCCGTGCCCGTGCCGTCCACCAGGAGGAACTCATCGGGGATATCGACGTTGGCGGTGTCGGCCAGCGTTTCCGTAGCGAGCGGTGTTCTCGCGCCACCAGTCAGGTCCGATTCCACAAACGTGAACGAGTCTCCGGTTTGCCTGACAAGAGTTGTGATGTTCGACCCGTCTATTTCTGCCCCGCCGAGAGTGGTGGGTATAAGAATATCGAACCCGGCAGTTCCCCTGTTGAAGTTGTTCAGCGATCCTGATGCGGCCATTGCCAGTAACAGGATGAGCTTGATAAATGTATGGCTGCGGGTTTGGGGTTCCTGGGAAAGATTCCAGGGTGAAGACGTTGGTGTAGACCTCCTCGCCGTTTACAGAGATCCCGCCACCAGTATTTGTGTAGGAAGCCAACCCACTGCCTCCTGGGTCCATGGCGATCACGGAACCCGATGCAATGTCAAGCGGAACAGCGCGTGTATCACGTACCCATACCCTGGCTGTAGAAGCAGAGGGATAGTTGGCCTTGAAGGCAAGAACCGGGCCGACATTGGTTCCGTCATCTCGAAGGGTCTCGTCGAGGTCAATGGCGGCAAAAGCGGTCACTTCAGTGTCCACATCCATCATATAGACCGGATCGGCGACGGTGGTGTAGTCGATGGTGCTAATGGAGCCGCCCTCGAGGAAACGAAGTATCTCGCCGTCCTCTGCGCCCGTGCCGTCGCCATTATCCAAGAACCAGCCGTTCAACATCGAGAACGAGGTCGGCGTGTTGAACTTCATCGGCGCTTCGTATGACTGGAAGGCCGGTTCGTCGAAGGTATCCATGAGCCATGAATAAAAGGCCGTGACCGAATACACGGTTGTGCCGGAGGTGTGTCTAAGCACCTTGGAAAACGGAAAAATTGTAAAGTCGTCTTGGATTGCCATAATTTTAGCCCTTGTTACCTAGTCTAATTTTTGGATTGTGCTTCTCAAATTCATCAAGCAGCATGTAACTCTGATACTCCGAGTTCTTCCCGATGACGGTGTATTCAACATATTTCTGGATGTATAATTGACCGTCTTTGTCAAATGTGGAATTGCCCTTAACCTCAAACCCCTTGGCCCTGACTCTTTTGTCTTTCGCGGGGTCAAAGATCATTGTCATGATGAAACAGTGTCCTCTTGCAAAACCACATTTACAGTTGCCCCGGCTGCTCCGGTTATAGTGTTTCCGGTGACAACTTGAGGGATGTACTTTGTGGCCCCATTGTTGGACCTGACCCTAACTATTATGTCAGTTGGAGTTGATGTTGAGTCGTAACTAAGGGTAGTCACATCGCCGCTTGCGTCTGTTTGCTCATTGTGAAGAACGACATCAACGGTGTCGTCTCCTGAGACGAGAGTGGTAGCCAGGTCATGGACAGACCAGAAGTCTCCACTCGTCCATGTATTATCTGATCCGCCCTCGAGCTGGGTGGTGGTGATATTGTCAGCGTCCACAATTTCATCGACATTGCACCACGAGCCATCCGTGGTGTTGAGGATGGTGTCGCCCTCCTGGATATCAATGGCAGTGAAGTCGTTGACGGTATCCTGTAAACTCGTCCCGGTGCCGCCGCCGGTACATGCAAATGTTACCGTGGTGGGAAATGTGAACGTGCTGCCTGTCCACGAGACGTGACGATAGCCCTGAACACCATAGTTGCGACCAGACTGCTCCGATTTGTCCAGAACGCTCAGATATCCAGTCTGGTTCTGGTCGGCGTCAATTGCATCTGTGACGACCAGGGCGCCATTACCCGCTGTGTTCCCTGCCCCAGACGTATGTGCCGTTGGTACGGCGCGTTGGATATAGACCTGCGCGTCTTCGACGGGGTCGCCGGCCGCGTCCTTGACGTTCACATCTACATCGACGGTGCTGTTGACAATAGTTGTTCCGCCACTCGCAGTTCTCACCGTCAACCCGGACATGCCGGATGCGTTAAGCGTCAGGGTTCCCGTTGTGTTGGAATTATAAAAGGATGCGTCTGTGCTGGCCGCGCCGCCATATCCAGTAAAAGTCCAGTCAGCAACGGTATAGCTCGCGGTCGGTGTCCCGTTGTACTCAATCGCATGGCCGTCAGAGAACGTGAAATTTCCACCATCAATCTTGCTAGGATCGTCGCTCAGTATGAATCCAACGCCATCTGCGGTGTTGGCGTCCAGGACAGTGATGTCAGTGAGCTGGGCGCCTTGCTGATCGAGTGAGGTGCAGTCAATAATGGTCGTGCCGGTTAAGGTGCAATTGCCGTTAAGGGTGAGTGTTCCCCCCTTCGACCAGACACCGTTTGTATCTGTAAATCCAAATCCTGCGGTATCCCCAAATGTTGCTGCGGCAACAATATCCCATCGGTTAATCGTGTCTGTTGTGGCAGACGTGATCGACGCAAGATCCCACTCCACCAGGGTATCGGTTCCTATGAAGTCAAATTTGTAGAATCCGGCAGCCACAAACTCCTCGGCAAAGATGACCGTAAAAGCGGAGTCATTGAAACGGGCCTCCGCACCTCCTGATGCCGGGCCTAGAAAAATACCGCCCCTGGCAATAAACGCGCCTTGCGATCTCTGCAACCAGCCAATGACCGTGACGTCCTCATCAAAGACCGCGATGTCCTCCATCGCATATGCCGGGGTAAGAGATTGCGTTTCAGCAGACGCGCCGTCTGTCAGGTCAATGGGCGATGTGTCAGTCAGGGCGTCTGCGCGTGTATTGTGGAGAGATACTGTGTTAACGCCATCGGCGTTGATGTAGTAGATCGTCAGGTCCGTAAGCCCTATGTCAGCCGTCAGCCCCTCTGCATCATAAAATACCGGAGTACCGTGTTCCCATCCGTGAGCGGTTACGGTGATGACTTCCGTTGAATCGTTCACGTCAGTCTGGGTGTCGAAGGTAAAACGGTTGGACGCCGCCCTTAACCCGAACCCGATAGAGAACACATCGGCCTGGATGTTATTGAACGATCCCATAACCGTACCGGACACGTCAAACTCTGCGCCACACTCGGAAACATCGTCCAGTTGGGCCGGGTTTCCACCCGTTGTCCATGTGGTGGCGGTATCGAAATCTCTTGTCGGGTCTATCACCCTTGGAAGAAACCCGCCGCTGTACGGGTTCACCGGGTCAACATACCATGAGCCCTCATGCCCAGAAGCATTGCGGACCATGATCTGCATCCCGCCAGTAGCCACCAGGACGTTCTTTGCCAGAAAGAACCCTATGATGTGTTTGCCAGCATCAGCACCGGCAACAGCCAGGTCATACACGCCAGCCGCACCACCAGATAGATTATCAGATACCAAAAGTTCATTGGTGCCTGACATCTTGTCGCCAATAGCACCCGTGCCGTTGATGAACGGATCTTCTGCGTCGATATTGGCACCACTGTTGTTGGTAGTGAAATCACCAGCGGTATCACAGTTTGTAGCGATGTCTCCGTTATGCGATATAGTCATTTCACCACCTCGTACCGATGAAACATTGCAGTGGTGGCAACATGAACAGAATGAAGATGAATGTTGGGGTTTGACTGAGGAATAGAGATTGTCCTGTCTGGGGTATTTGCAATAGTCCCGCTTGCTGGGCCAAACACATACCAATCAGTTTGATGATCAAAATTCCACATGGATTCACCACCTCTGCCCGGCGCAACAAAATTTGTTACATCTCCCTCAAGGATTGGCATTTCTCCAATTATGTGCCAATCAAAATTCATATCCAAACCGCGAAGTGTCAAATCAGAAGAATTTACGACAATAACTTTTTCGATGTCACATGGAATCTTTATGGCATATATCCATGCATCTATGTCTTGCTGTCTTCCGCTGTAGACATCCCTGTCGTTGGATTCAAAATAGAAGCAGATCCCCGGCATTTAGCGGTTCCATATCTTCTTTTTCTTCTTTGCCTTCGTCTTTGGTGTCCTGCGCGGCGGTGGGATTTTGGACGGGTCGCCAACGCGAATAGCGGCCTTGCCAAGGACAAGACTATTAGCAGTTGATTTGCCAACTTCAACCACTTCTGACTTTTTGTGTCCCTGCCAGCCTTTTAGGAGCTCTACGAAATAGGTCATCTATTGCTCTTTCACATCTGCGCCGGTCAGCTTGCCCTCACCGTCTCGTTTCAGGTTTATTTTCTTGCCCTTTGAACCCTCGACGTGGAGGTTCACAATAACTGGCTCAGACTTCTCCACGGGCCTTTCTGCGGCCTTTGCCGTGTCTGCCTTCTCTTGCACGCGTACTGTTTCCTGCTTGGCCTCGTTCATCCGGTCGTATGAACATTTTTCCTTGTCCATTTCCAGCCGGGCGCTCTTGTCATGGCGGTCCATTTCCAGCCTGGAGTTCTTGTCGTCGCGCTCCATGACATAGCGCCTGTTGACCTGCTCGCAGTCGATGCGGCACTTCTCGGCGTCCGCGGCAATGACCCGCTCCTGGCGGCTGGCATCGTCGGCGCGCGTCTGTGCCTCGGCGGTGGACTTTCTTTCTTCCGAAAACTCAGAGCTGGCGTGCCGGGCTTCTTCAATGGCGATGCGGCGCTCTTCCATGCCCTGGTCTGCCTGGAGCTTGGCCTGGTCAGCCTGGAAGCGAGCTACACGCTCCTGCATGTCCGCATCCATCTTCTGCTTGCCGAGGGCGAGTTGTCCCTCGATATGCTTCAGCTTCGGATCGACAGGAGGCGGACCCTTGCCGGCGTTCTTCGCCTTCTCGGTCAACTCCTCGATGGATTCCTGTATCACGTCTTCGAGCCCGCGCCCGGTGCGATAGCCTCTCACGACGAACATGAGCATCTCACCCATGATTGGCACGAGGGTTGGCTCTCCCTGCGCCATGGGGACGGCCGACTGCATGAAGCTGCCAACCACCTGCAGGAACTCGTTTCGGGAAGCCTTCTCTGCCTGCTCGTCGGCCTGGACGGTGCTGTCCGTCTCGATGTCGATGCGGTAGGAGCGAAGCGTGTCGTTTTGCAGCAGATCGAGGATTTCCTCCTTCGTGGGGAGGGTAAGCATCCTCTTGTACTGCGGCGGCATCTCCTGCGGCACCTGTGGAGCCTGCGGCTGCTGCTGAATCTGAGGAGGCTGCATGCCCTGAGGGGTGGGGGCAGCCGGAGCTGGCAGGGGCGGCGTCCCCACTCCAGGCTCAACACCTGCCCCCTGTACTGCAGCCCCAGCGGGGGTGCTTGGAGGCTGCAATGCCAGTTGTGCCTGCTGTTCGATCTGCTGCGAGAGTTGCTCCAGCATCTGCTTTTCCTGAGTGGTGGGGAACTTCATCCCCGTCATCGTGAAAAGCGTCTCCGGGTCAAATACCTCGGAGAGTATTTCTGCGGTGATGTAAGCCAGATCCTTGGCGAAGCGCGCAATCTCTGCCTGCCTGGAGCGGATGCGGATGCCGCCCCACTGTGCCTTCAGTTGCTGCGCCCCTAGCGTCTCCTGTGCCTCGCTGTCGCCTCTCAGGATGTCCGAAATACCAGTTATCTGATACACGTCGTCAATGAGCTGCCGGCGGGACTCGATTGCACTCTTCAGCACAATGATGACCGTATCGACGGGCCACCACTCGATCAGTTTGTTCACGCCGCCAGCCTGCTGGAACTGGCTGTAGGCCGGTATCGGGATAAGCGTGTTGTTCGATGTCGCCTGGATGGCACCCTCGAGTGCCTCCGATACGCCTCCCTCCATGCCGCTGGGGTAGAAGCCTGTCAGCTTCAGGGCATCAGTGAGATCCGATATCTTCTTGGTGAGGTCGTCTATTTCCTCGGCCTGGTCCTGGTAGTAGACGTAGTCGGCGATGGGCAGCAGCCCGTCAGTCGTCTTTGTGGCGTATGCCGGGCGGGGGCAGGGGAAGAAACCCTTCAGATCATACAGCGGCGGCTTTTCGTCGAGGAACTCCTCAACGCCATTGGCCACCCAGTAGACCATCTTCTTGGTCTTGTGCCACAGCTCGTAAATGCAGCTCTTGTCGTCCCCCTTGCCAGAGTAGTGGTTATCCGTCTTGGACTTTTGCGTGTCGGCCTGGCGGACCAGTTCCCACTTCTCTTTGCCGAAGCGTTTCGTCCCGCCGGCCTTCGTGAGGTAAACCTTGCGTGCGACCCATGGCAGGCCGCTCCACCGCTTGTTCTTCGGGTGGATGAAATCAGCCCAGTGTACGAAGTCATATTTTACGGTCTCATCGACAACGGTGCTGATGGATTCCGTGCCGTATGTCTTGTCTTCGTATTTTGGATCGTATCGCACCCAGGCGGTGCCGCGGCCCACGAGGAGGAAGTCGTCCCGCACTGCCTCCATGCAGTCGTGTACGTCCTCGCGGTCGAACACCGATGTGATGGAACGCTCTAGCAGTTCCGAGGTGTGGCGCCCGACAGGATCTCTGTCCATGAAACGCCTGCTGACGGATGGAGATGGCTGGCGCGCGTACACGGCCGTCTTCAGCACCTCGATGTTGGACCACAACATCGCGTACTTCCGCTCGATCGTGGCTGTCCCCTCGCCGTCTCTCACATAAATTTTCGTGATCTTCTTGCTGCGCTCGAACCACTCCTGGTGATACTTCTCAGCCTTGCCTATGTCGGCCAGTATCTTCTTGACGTCCTCCTTGCTGGACTTCTCCTTCGGGGGTTTGCCCTCGTCGAGCGGCTCCGGCTCGTACTCATTTCCAATGGCGAAGCCGACATCTGACATCAATTTATCTCCTGGCGACCCGCATCTGGCGTGACGATATCTGGGGGTACATAGTCTTCAAGCAGCCGAAGCGCTTTCTGCTGCCTGAAATCCGCTCTGATGTAGAACTGATCGGCATAAGTTTTCCGAAGGGGAAATTCCTTCACGTAGTAGGGCAGGAACCCGGCATTACAGTCCACGCCGCAACCGCTTGGATCTCTGTCGAGATGCCCTGCCAGGTAATATGTTTTTTCATCAAGAATGTCGATCATTGTCTTCATCCGCCGTCTCTAGATGCGGATATTCTCGGTGCCCAAGGGTATCCTCCAACACTTCAATCCTCGCCTGCAGCAAATTGAGGAATTGATCTTCAGTGTTATGAAATTCCTCTAAGTCCCTCACCTGAATCCTAGCGGTTTTCCCTGCCGCCTCGGCCTCAATACACAGACCGTCCGCCATCGGGATCACTCTTGTGCAGTCCACCCCGCGATGCCTTAATGTTGTGCTGATAATCTCAGCCCAATTGGTTTTGCTCATACCCTGGTCCTCCGCCGTGGCTGGGTCTTGTGAAACTCATCGTATGTGTATTCGCTCAGAGGCTTGGGAAGGTCCAGCTTCTTGATGCTGCGACCGAGCGGGTCTTTTGGTAGAACCACCTCTTTGGGCGGCTGCTCTACCGAGCGCCAGGCCATGCACAGGTAACGCAGTGCGTCGGCCGGATGGCTCGTCCAGTCGTGCCGGGGCTTCAGTCCAAAATCCTTCTTCTTGTCGTCCCACTCATATTGGTACTGCCTAACCGCCTCGAGCCCCTTCTTGCAGGCTTCCTCGTCGAATACGAGATGCTCGATCGTCTGGCGTGTTCCTGAGATGCCGTCGTCAAGGCCGTGGCGGGGCACCAGCTTGGGTTTGCGCCCCAGACTTATCAGCGTCTCAACTCTGGTCTTCTCCGTCCCCAACTCTGCTACCTTGGCGTCGTGTGGCACCCAGTCTGTGCCTCCGACATAGCCGCGGCTCTCTAGCTCTGCACAATGCGAGGGAAAGCCGATGCCGAAGCCCGAGATGTAGTCGATGATGCGGACCTTGTCCCACTGCTCCTGAAACACCCAGATAGCCATATTGGCGCCGACCCCGATATCCCAGGCGCAGTGGATCGGGACACCATCCAGTTTGGGGAAGTGCCCGATGCGACCGTCCTTGGCTGCGTCGGCCAGCTCCTTGCCCCAGACCGCGCCCAGCAGGGCCGCCTCAAAGGAGCACCAATACTCCTGCTCGATCAGCGCGTCGCCAGCGTCCACTCCGTATATCCCGTGATATTCGATGCGCTGCTCTTCAATCCGTTCTGGTGAAATGGCCCCAGTGTCATCGACCGTCGAGACCTCGGCGAACCACCCCGGCTGTCTCTGGGCCATCTCCAGCGTTGCGTATGCGTGGTTGCGGCCGCGTGGCGTGGTGATGAAGACCGCCCAGCCATCGTTCTCTGCCAGGATAGGTGCGAGGTATGCCCATGAGCTGGGATTTGCCAGCGCCCACTCGGAGAAGCAGATGCCGGCCGGTGCCGCGCCAACCAGCGTGTCTGGTCGATCTGACCCGACTACCTTCCAGATGGAGCCGTTCTTGAACCCGATTGTCATGGACTGCTGGTCTGTCCGCGCCCTGATCTCCGGCGGGAAAGCTTCGTCGATGCGAAGCTTGCCTGTGTGTGGGTTGATTGCCTCCCATATAGCTTTGCGACACTGTTCGTACGTTGGGAGCAGATGCCAGTAGTTTGCCACCCGCTTGTGCGCTGCCATGCAGGTATAATGCAAAACGACATCGTCCTTGCCCCATCTGCGGTGAGCGATGACGATTGCTCGACGGCCGCCGTACCGGAGGTACTCCCAGAGCGGGCGCTGGTAATCACGCAACTCCCAATCGAGGGGCAACAGCAGCTTCTTAGTCGTCTCCATCGACTGACAGTTCTATCTGCGTCACTACGCTGCCAGGCGGTGGACAGAATTCTTTAAATTCGATTGTGATGTGTCCGCCGTTATGGCCCTCTTGAGGGCTGCGGTCCTTGTACTGCGAGGAGAAGCGGTTCTTCATCTGAAAGATGTAGGCCGTGGGGTTGAAGCCCGCACTGTTAAACGTCTTCTCCCGGCCTTGTATTTCCCACCAGACCATCGCCTGCAGCTCTGCCTCTTTTATGGCTTCCTGAAATTCTGGATACTTTTCTTGCCAATCGTAGAATGCACAGGTGATACTGATGCCCAGCTTCATTGCAATTTCTTGCTTGGATGCCCCGATCTTGCCTAACTCAATGGCCTGCTGACACATCTCCGGTTTGTATTTGGTTGGGCGGCCTACTTTCCTGACCGTGAGTTCTTTAGTAGACATGGCACCCTCCTGTTGATGGGAGTTGCGGTTAAATGTGTTAGTGGCTGATGTCCAGAGTTTCGTATCCGCTGTATCGGCGAAAGGTTTCCTCTTCAGCTTCCACCAGAACGGCCGTGATGTGGCTGGTGTCCACGAAATCCTTCCCAACCCACTGCACGGCGCTGGAGTTTTTGATGCCTGCGATGCCCAAGGCAATCGCGGCCGGTGCTGCAACCAGCATCCCCATGAATGAGCGTCTGTTCATTTTGCTTCTCCTGTTGATGGGAGTGATTGCGGGTGTGTAATGGCAATGGGTGATGGATGCAGAACGGCGCGTCGGATTTACCCGCCGGGGTCATCTTGGTCACCATATGTTTGGGGAATATCAGGCACACGCCACACGACTACTTGCACGCCTATTTTGTGCCGTAGCCGCGAATCAATATCTGATTTGCTCATACTTTCTTAACCTTATCAACCGAAAAGCTCATTTTGGTCTCCCTGCCCATGAGCGTCATCAGCACCTCCACGCGCTTTTTCGAAGGGGCGTTGATGAACTGCACCACCATGTCAGCGAACGGCCCGTCGAGGATCTCGAGTTGATCGCCGGGTTCCATCCGCAGGTGCTGGGTGGTCTGATCGAACAGGCCGAGGTCCAGAGCGCTCCTCATCCGCTCGATGAAAGCATCCGGTATGGCGCGCGGGATCGCGTCCATTTGCAGCAGCGACCTCATGCCGTCCGCCTCCAGCACCTTGCCCCACGTCGGGTCGTTGATAGAGAAACGGACGAACAGGTATTGCGGAAAGAGGTTTCTGCTCGCAGCCTCCTTGGTTCGCTTGCCCGATCTGGTCCGCCAGTAAACTTCCTCGGGCATGAATGTCTCGAAGCCATCGTTTCGCAACTCCTGGACTGCTCTGAGTTCCCTGCGGTGGTGGGTGTTCCCAACGTACCACCTGAGATTGATGCTACCCCCACACACACCACAAACTACAGCCGCTGCATTATCTCCCAGTCCTTGTCCTGGCTGCTCTTGCTGCCACGGCTGGCCGGTCGGTTATCAGGCTCATCTGTCCAGCGCTCTTGGTTCAGCCATGTCGATGGATGCGCCCAGGAAATATCCGGCGGCTTGTTTTTTTTGTATCTGGCGAGACCATCAAGTATCTCCCTCAGAGATGCTTTCTTTCTCGCTTTCTCGAAAGCCTTTAGTGCTGCTGGCTTTGCAACCTTGTGAGGGTATTGAGGATAGAACTTTTCATCGAACTCAACCTTGATATCTCGCGCGCGTGTTTCTCTTACGGTTCTACTATCTTTGGGTTCTATACTATGTCTGGCCGTGGGTGGCCGCTTGATATGGCCACCAGTGGCCGCTTGATATGTCGTAACTGGCCGCTTGATGCCACTAGCGGCCATTTTGGCCACATGTTGTATGTTGAGGGCTATAAGGTCGCTACTTCTAGTGCCATCCGACCTCCTGCGTTCATACCTGATGATGATACCTTCGGCCTCGGCTTCGGCCATATAGCGGCGCACGGTTCTGACCCCGCATCCAGTCTGCGCGGCTATTGTTTTCTGGCTCGGCCAGCACTCACCTGCCTCGTTTGAAGCGTTGGCGATCGAGAGCAATACGAGCTTCTTTGCGGCCGGTTTTATCTCTTGGTTAAATATCCATGTCATCGCTTGAACGCTCATAATATTTCTCCTCTCATCATGCCAGATCTCTAACCACGTTCGATCCCATGTCAACAAATGCCCGCACCGTTCTGGTGGCCCCTGCCCGCTGCTTTGCGACGATGATTTCAATCTCGTTTTTCTTGGCCTCAAGCATCTTCAGGCGCGCGGCTTCCTTCTCCTCATCATCGTCAAATTTCACGTTTTCCAGGTAATATGCAGCGCGGTACAGGAAGATGATTACATCTGCGTCTTGCTCAATATCTCCGCTGTTTCGAAGATCCGCCATGGTTGGGCGCTTGTCTTTTCTGTCCCTGGATTCAACACTTCTGTTTAGCTGCGAAAGCGCAATAACGGTGCAGTCCAAGTCCTTCGCCATCTCGGCCAGAGCATTTGATGTTTCACCAGTCTCCTGAACCTTGTTTCCGGCATACCGGCCTGACGCCTTGACTTTGCCAATGTGGTCCACAACCACGATGTCCAGCCGCTTTCCCTGGCGCTTAAACGCCTGCGCCTGCGCGCGTGCCATGCCGCCGATCTCCGCAACGGTCATGCCAGCCTTTTCCTCTATGACCATGCCCGCTTCGCCCAGCCTTGCTTGCGCCGCATCCAACCTTTCGATGTCATGCGCCGGCACTTCCTTGCGGCGAATATTGATGTATTCAATTGGCGTGTGAGAGTTCCACGCAAGGTCCGAGAGGCACCTTTGGGCGAGGGCGTCCGCAGTCATTTCCAGAGAGACAAACAGCACCCCGTGGCCCTTCTGTGCGACACGCAAAAGCGTTGAGGACGCAATAAGACTTTTTCCCATGCCGGGCCTCCCGGCGATAACAACATATTCTCCGCGATAGTACCCGCCCAGCAGCCTGTCGAGGCTGGCCAGCCCCGTTGATGTTGCCTGGACCTCCTCACCGTCTTTGAGGGCATCCATGACGCCGGCAGCGGCCTCTGCAATGGTGAGGCGCGTCCCCCTGCCCTTGCGTGTTCCCGCAAGCACGGCATCAAGGTCGATGATGAATTCTCCGCATGTGCCTGAGATGTCCACGCCGGTATCCGATAATTGCTCGCTGAATGCCTTGCTGGCCCAGATGAGCTCACGCCGGTGAGCAAGA